ATTCCTGGTTGTGCATGTGAGCAATTCTAGGCTTCTTAATAACGTCCATTTGATTCTGTTTGATCCATGCCCTTCGAAACCTGTGCTCTTGTTCCGGTGTCATATGTTCCTCCCTTTCTGTCTGAGGTTACTGGTGAAAGAACGTAGTTCCCCCACCGCGTTAAATATTTCATCGTTGAGTGAAGGTCTCGCGTCTTTGCGAAACCTTTCTTCCTGCAGACGATCAACTTTATTCCTTAAATAAGTAAGGTTCTGCTCCTCTGCGGGTGTTAGTGTCTTAGTGCATTCTTTCTTTAGGGACATTGTTTAATCGATCCTCTGCTGATTTAGATGAAATTTGTGACAGCATTTTGAATCCGAACTCCATGTCTTGAGGACTCCAGAACTGAGATGCCATAGTCATGAGAGTAGCAACCACATCGTCTGGATCCATATCCTCCGGCAATACTCGCATGAGATTGTGAACAAGATGTCCCTTTTCCATTACGCTTTCTGGATAAAACTCAGAGTGAGTGTCCATCATACCATCGAACACTAGAGACACAGTCCAATATTCAAACTTCTTTGAGTCTAGGTTTAGTTCCGGAAGTATGTGGTCGATCCAATCTTGAACCTCGATCCATGTGTCCATGAACGCGGCCTCGAAACCCGAGTGTTCGGTCTTCGTTGTTATTTGATACACGTTATTTTCCCTTTCTCATCCAATTAATTTCCTCAAGTAACTCTAGCTTTTCAGCCGTTACTTTCTCCAACGCCTTCAGCAGTCTTGCTATCTCGTTGGTTTGCTTTGCCATCTTGGAATGCATGGCTGCAGTTCTTTTATCAGACATCTAGATCCTCGAAACCTTCGTCCTCGATATCGCCATAGCCGTTGCAATACTCGCAGTCCTCGAGCCGCGTGTCTAAATATCCAACGTCACGGTTTATGTTGTGAGGTACAGCGTACTCTACCTCGACTTGTCCATGCCCGTCACATTCTGGGCATGGCATTCTTCGTTCTTTAACACTGCTCATTGATTTATCCTTCTCTGTTAATCTCCAACCAATTATGTCCCTCATTATCGATGGCTTCTTTGATTCTGTCCAACTCTATTTCGAATTGTTTGTTGTATCTTTGGTTGTAGGTTCCCGTCTGCTTAGATGCAGCAGACAATTTATCCACAGTCCAATGATGAACTGTGTAGATTATGCTTTCTGAAAGTCTCTCTTCAGAGGGAGCCTGATGCCCCCGTATCGCGCCATTTTTTGTCATGATATCTCCTAGAAATCTGGTTCGCCGTGTTCATCGAGCACTGGCATTCTGAATTTATATTCACGGGGCTCCGGCTTTGGTCGGGGCTCCTCTTTCTCAAGAGGAATAACCCCAAGCCTACGCAGTTCCGCCTCATCCATGGACAGGAATCTTGCCCATGTAATACATCAGCGCAATCTCTTCGGGCATATCGTTGAGGATCTTACGGCGAACCTTCTGATTCGGAAGCTTAGTCCAATCACCATTAGTGACAGGTGGATGCCAATCAGATTGATAGACGCCCTCTTCGTTCTCAAACAAGAACAAACATTTCTTCTTCATGGCGCGTTTCATATCCTTCCGAGCAAGGTGCTCGTCCAAACGTTTACCGCACCATGTCTCCAGATCCTCACCCCATCCCTCTGGAAAGAGTTCGCATGGTGCTTCCCGAGGAAATAAGTTCTCATCATTAAAAGCCTCGGTCACTTCACGCATGACCTTGGGCCAATCGCCCTTGTACTTGGGATCTCGATCCACCCGATCAGGGCCACCGTGTCCTTCGTTGCTGACATATGCGAACGACTTACCGTCCACATAAAGTTTGGCTTGATAACAGGCAGTCTCTTGGCTTGCCCATTCAGAATACTTGATTGCTTTTAATTGTAATTGATGTGCCATTATACGGCCTCCTCTTCTGGTGTCCAAGTTGTGTCCACCCCATCGATGAACGTGCCTTCATACATCATGCCCTCGTCTTGGTATGATGCATCTACAATGATGCCCATGTCATGAAGCTTCTCCCAAACTTTGATCGGTGGGCTCCATGCAGTCTCGCAGTTAAATTGAAAACTAACTTCCGCGTCACGTTCTAAAACGTCAGGGTCAGAAATCTCTTGGCTTATTTCTACACTGTAGATGTCCCACTTGGTGTCCCAGTTATCGAGACGCCATTGATACCATGCAGGAGTATGGGTCGCACCTTCGATATTGTCCTGAGACCAAACCTCGAAAGGCATTGGACAAATAGTCTGGCATAAAGTTTCGTTTTTCACAGCTTCATATATATGAGCCATGAGATATTGTGGTCCAGTAAGATGAACCTGTTGTGCTGTGTGATTAGGCATGTGAGCCTCCTTTTTGATTGAATAGTTGAACCGCTTTGGCGAATCCTCGCGGCGTTGCACTGCGTATATCTTTTGTCCTTTTGGACTTGCCCCCAAGCTTCATCATGGCGGTGCTATAACCATTACCATGATAACGCTCTGGGTCAACAGATACCTTGGTGGGCATACGAAAGTTATTACCAGTCCATAAACAAGTTTTCTTTTTGTATGCATCCCGAGGCGCAATGTACTCAGGCCATCGAGGGTGCTCTGCGGCATTGTCCTCGATGTATCCCCCATACTCATATGGGTGGAATGAATAGTCAGGTTTACGCCACTTGGTAGCCAAAACACTGACAGGATTTTCTATAAAATATGGGACGCCAAGGTCCTCATAAAATCTGGCACAAGTCATGGCATGATTAACAGCCTCATCTTGAAACCATGGGTTGGCCTCTGCTTTTTTCTTGAACCATGCCGCGCCCGAAACCGCGAGGTCTGTGCAAACAGGGAAGGCCATGCCAAAAATAACAGGCTGATTCATGAAAGGCAGAGTTCTTTTTATATCAGCAAAACTCTGCGGATCATGCAAATCTGCATAGTGATACTCAATCGACCCATTCCCGATCCTGTGATAATATTCTTTTGTGATCTCATGTGGATCATGCTGAATATCAAAGGCATAACATTCGTGTCCGGCATCAGCCCAAGGTTTCAATGCCTCGCCTGTGTAATCATACAAACTTAATACAACGCCCATTAGTCTCCCCCTTCCCTGTGCCAACACTCTTTCAAGTGCGCCTCTTCTGCTACTTCCCAACGCGCCATGAAATTTGTGATCCACTTGCTTTGCTTCGGAGTAAGCTTGTGCTCACACAACAACTCCATAGCATCTACGCATTCAAAACCCTGTGCCTTGCACCACCGAGCATACTTGTCATGTAATCTGTGGATCATGCTCATACGTTTACTCCCTCGATCTTAATGTAAGGAAGAAAAGTTCCATTAATTATATTGAATGTAGCCTCGTAGTGAGTGTACCCATAGAATAACTCATCAAGATACTTGCCATTTAAGTCGATGATAGGACGCGACTCGGTCCCTGCAACACGGTGCTTGCCGTAGTATGGGTCAGCAATCAGTTCCATTTTTACATATTTTAATTCTTGGTGCATGACCCTTGAGAACACGCGCCCTCTTCTGAAACCAAAGTCCAAGAGCATCTTGCCCTCGATCCACACACGCTTGTGTCCACGATTGCTTCCGATCTTGTAGGTTTTCTTTACATCATGCCCATATACAAATTCGTGTTTGTCTGTCATAGTTGAACCTCATAATTGAATTGTTGATATTACACAAGTTAATCAAGAGGATGCTTGTAGTCAAGTTTTATTTTTGGGGGGATAGTACGTCGAGTTACACTATAGGCATATTCTCCAGAAAAAAAGTAAAAAAGTTTTTATCCATTCAAATATGACGTAATAAACGTACTAAACGTACTCTTAAAAATAAACAGTAATGTTTACAACCCTCTAAGTAGCCCATGAGGGAGTACGTTTGGCAGTACGTTAGTACGTTTCTCTGGAGAAAACTCCTATATAGGAAAGATGGACATCATCCGGTCTATGGTTTATCTTGTTGGTAATACACAACGAGGAACATCATGTCGATGCAGGAAAAGATAGAAGACGGGGAAGAACGTGTCCTCACTAACAGGCAAAAAACTTTCGCTAGGTTTATTGTTGAAGGCATCTACTCGAATGCCGAGGCCGCGAGGAAAGCAGGGTTCGCAGAATCAACAGCCAGTAAACATGCATCCCTACTGTTAAATGGCAGGGACTATCCGCATGTGCTCGAGTATATTCAAGAAATGAGAGAGGAACGAGAACGCAGATATGGCGTGTCAACTCTCGGTCAACTCGAAAGGCTGTACAAATTATCGGTTGGCGCTGAAGAAAACGGTCAATTTTCTGCGGCTATTAATGCTGAGAAAATCCGCTCCGCATTGGGTGGTTTAACTGTTGATCGAAGAGAGCAAGTGAACACCATTGATCAGCTATCTCGAGACGAAATTGTTGGACGTTTAGCAGACCTCCAAAAGAAATATCCCCAAGCTTTTGAGATCGAGGGGACAGCAAAGGATATTACACCACATGAGCAAGGGACCAGAGGCGAACTTTTGGAACACATTGAGGTCGAATCTGCCTCCGAAATGTCAAGCGACAAGGATTGAAAACAAACATGGGGGCGGTGTTCCTGATGTACATTTAATCTGGGATGGCTTGCCTTGTTGGATCGAACTAAAGGTATCTAAAGGAAATGCTGTAAAACTCTCTGCTCATCAAGTCGCGTGGAATACAGTGTATTGGGCTCGAGGTGGTGCAAATTTCATCTTAGTAAAGAGGTCCTCTGAGCGTGACCTACTTTTATTTGAGGGGGGTCAAAGCGCCCAACTTGTGGAAAAAGGGCTGTCTGGAACCGTTGGTTCGAGGTTCGTGGGCCCTGCGCCTTTATTCGAAGGTCTGCGGCCCCGACTTCTGGCCCGATACTCTGCGGCTCTGCGCCCTGCGCCCTAGTTTTTTGGTCTGCGGCTCCGCTGCCCTGCGGGTCTGCGGCCCCATGTTATT